CTATTTCCAATTTACAAGAGGAAAGACCTCTCTCCAGCTTTCGCTCGGTTCAACAAGAACCGTCTATCACAAAGCATTGATAGATAGTAACAGACCTATTTGAACTCAAATAGAATCTGATGCTCTACCGCCATAAGCGGGATCAAGCACGTAGATCGACACTCTTTTATAACCGTTAGAACCTGGATAAGATAAAATCTTAGTGCCTTCCCCCTTCTTAGAAGAAGAGGGTATAGGTTCTGCTGCGAACGAAGTAGATCCAAAAGATCTACCGAACCGCCGTAGGAAGATACTCTTGCGAATATCTCCATCGTCGATAACGTTAGGCAGGTACTCATCACCATTCTCACGAATGTAGATAGAGTACACGGGTAGTATTCGATCGCCAGGTCTCAAAGGACGTCTGTCAAGACGACCTTTGGACTTGAACGTATCGAAGAGTACTCCACTATAGCCATGGGTAAAAGCACGCTTGTGAGGGCGTGGGTTCCAGTCTCCTAAGAGGTGACCGTCACCATATCCATCAGGGCCATAAATGCGAAGCGATGGGTTAATCTGAGATCTCACGATCTTAGCACGCTCATCGTCTCGCCGGCGCACATAGAAGTTGTGCAACCGGAAGAGCTCCGCCGGTGTTATCAGAGTCTTCTGATAATACGGGCGAATGTCGATACCCCTAAAGTAGTCTGCGCCACAGGACTCCCGAAAGGGTCCTGTCCAGAAACTCTTCTCCATATTAATGATAAATCCAGCTGCATCAAGCACGGCTTTCACAAGCGGTACTGAGTCAGTAGGAACGATAATATCGTCTCCATAAACGGAGGCGAAACCATCGTCATTACAGGATGAAGAGAGAGCCCAAAATATGAGGCTCTCGAGGGCAAAGGTAAAACCGTTGCCCATACTGGAAAACTTCTCGAGTTGAATAGTGGATCCCTCATAATCGAATGAACTGCATCTGCAGGCATCGAGTAAGAGGGCCCATTCTACTGGAAGAAGCTCATACACAATCTCACGAGAGATTGTGTCAGACGCAGAAGAGAGGTCGAGCGTTGCGAGTGAACCATTCATCGAGCCCCTAAAGGCAAGATGCTGGTTCATGCTTTGATCTCGCAAGTCGACCCCTACGCGCTTTAACTTACGGGCCATAAGATCACCGACCGCGAGTTGAACCATAAGATTCAAGCTCCCGGCAACGGTGATGGCTCGGTCAGTTTTAGCGTTCTTAGGGACGAATTCCAAGCGATCGTTCATAACAGTGACGGGGACGTGCCATACTATGGCAGCGTCGTCACGGCAGTCTTCATTATCACCACAAGGGCGATAAACGAAACGACTACCTAGCTTCTTCTTCACGAACTGACGTCCGTGGAGGGAAGCTAAGTGGGGCATCTCTTCCAAGATGCGACCCGCGAACGGTGCAAGGTCTTCACTACAGGATATGCCAGCGCCTAGCTTTTCAGCTGCGTTGGCCCACTTCTTCTTTGTAAGAGTGGTGGCTCCTGGGCCGAATCGATATTTCAGTTCTCCAATTGCTGGTACAGGACCAAGCACAGATGCGATTTTTCGCTGAGCTGCGTGAAATACGCGGTCAACGTCAGGAAAAAAGGAAAATTTTCCTGATCGCCTCTCGAGCAAGAGCTCGTTGGTTTCCTTACATAGCGACTCAGCTTCTAAGAACTTAGTATAAGCTACTGTACGCTTGTCTCTTCCCAAGTCGATGAAATCGGCTTTTTGGAAGAAGGCAAGTGCCTGTCTGCAGTTTCCTGCGTGATAGGCGTTGGTAGTTTCATAGCTAAGATCAAAGTCGCACAGAGAAAGAAAATCACCGCTAATAATATAATCAGCGATGCGTTCCCCCTCTGGGCCGCCCTCGCGGGCGTGCGACAAAGCCAAGACCTTGATGAAGTTGATGGTTTCTTCATAGGTGCTTTCTTGGGTCCAGTTTGCAATGTTTGCAAGCATGAAAAGCCTTCGTAAATAGAAAGGTTGGACAAAGAAGGGGTAAGAACCCCCACGCCGACACTACCGATTAGGTGGGTGTCAGGAGTTGATCAAAAAGTTCCGGCACAGGACCAGTTGTGACAGCTGCCACACTGGTGCCAACGCTTTGCAACAGGTTTGTTGCGAGAACACGAGCACTACGCCGACCAGCAATGATCGAGCGTTTGTGACCGTAATTGATAACTTCCACGGAGTCCACATAAGCAACCTTAGGGGCTGCAGTGTAGCCAGCGGCGTTAACACCCGAGACAGATTCCATAACTGGAAGGTCTACTCGAACCGACGATCGTGTGACTCCACTCTGAAGAGTGGTACGCTTCAAGGTAATACGTCCTTGAGCCTCGTCAGGGACGCCTGCGGTCGCTTCCTTATAGGTTGCGATAACAGAAGAACCCTGGCGAGACACGGACTCCGCCAAGAAGGTGTGAGACACAGGAGTCGCCTGACCGTCAAAGACGGTGATATTTGCAATACTAGACATTTGCAATGGTGATAGGTAACGCACAAGGATACCAACCCTTGTGTGTTCGCACGAATGCGAAGTTACAAAGTATGCATGCCGAACATGGAATTACCCATGTCGATATCCCGCCTTTGAGGGCAAGGGCACTTTTACAGCTTGCACAAGAAGGGCTAATGCATTAGCACAGTGTTGCCACGACGCGATCTTACCTAGCGGCTTTACGGCCGGGAAGGGAACATCGAGTGTAGTGGAAACAGACCTTGTTAGGGTCACCCGTGTTTCTGCATAGTCCGAAGGACCCATTACATAGTAAGTACCGTCAACATTATATTGAACGGGCATAACGCCGAGGCGTTTCTCACTTGTAAAGTCCGTGGTGACGTAGGTAGCCTTTATAGAACGCTCAAGACCCCGAGCCTCCAGATAAGTACCGATTGGAGCAATCCAATCAGCGACAAAACTGAAGGGCACGAGTTCCCAAGCAATCAATTCAGGCTCCGTAAGTCCGGAGAGGAATGCCTTAGAAGGCTGCTCCTCAACGATGGCGATAAGCGTGCGTTGAGCAAGCTTATCCCAGGTAACGTACTGCCAATCCGTACGCGCAGGAGCATTGCTCCCGCGTTTCCGTATTGTAGCACGATACCTCTTTTGCTTTGGATAGGACTCAACATAGGCGAGCTGTTTAGCAGCCCCGTCGATGTCGTTCAGCAATGGTAGCCAACCATACTGAAGCTCCAACCAAAGTGCGGACCCCGTTTTTGAAAAACCGGGGCTACGCGAAGTAGAGAAGTTCTTCCTAACGAAACGATTAGCTTCGTCAGAACCGACCAAACTCTTAGCTGCGGAATGCCAACGACCCTTGCGGGCGTGGACAAAGGCACTGGCAAGCCTAGAAGCCGAACTGGCTAACATCTCGAGTGTTTGATGGCTTTCGCCAAGAAACACACCGAGATTAAAGTCAGACCCTCGGATTTCTTCACGCAATTTAGAGATTAGTCGGAGTTGGTCATTTGAATCAAATGACACAACAGGACCTCTCCAAATGTTCGAACCGAAACGCCTAAATATAGACTCATCAATCCATTTGAGCTTATACGTGCCATTGGCATTATATAAGATCGCATTGGATCTAGAGTCCTTAAAATAGGTGGATGACATGGTGTAGGCGTGGGGGACATCTAAAGAAAGTCTTTGGACTCTCCTAGGTGTATACCCATCGCGATAAGATCGTCTTTTTAGGACAGTCTTCTCTACCATACGCTTGGTGGCCTTATCCTTATAACGGACCCTCACGGGCACGTGATAATACTTAAGAACGCCTTTGTTGCGGGGAGTGATAACGACCGTACGGTCAGCACCATTCCACGTTTTCGAAGACGTCGTCTTCACCTCGTAAGAAGTAGACTGGAGCGACGGGGTCCCCCACGATTGAGTCGTGGTGTTCCAAGTACTCCAATACACATTACGGGTATCAGACGAAAGTTTAAGGTTTCGGCTACCGACTGTCATCAGATCCCCCTACGGGGGTTTAACTCCTATAAAGGAGCTATCGGGTTGAACAAGGCAACGAGAGTTGCCAGAAAGAAGCCAGTCGAGAGACTGCCAGGTCAATGACCTAGACAGAGGCTCCCGCAAGG